CGAAACCCTCGGCGGCGGTGGGCTGCGCGGAGCCGACGGGACCGTCCACGCCAAGACCGGCACAGGCAACGCGATCCAGAGCCACCGAATTCCGGACTCTGTGTTCCGGATCATGCGCCACAAGGGTGGGTTGGGCGCTGCCGGGTCGCACCCGGCGGTGTTTCCGGTGGCGCTGGTCGAGGCGGTGCTGACGGCGTTCTCGGATCCCGGCGACCTGATCTACGAGCCGTTCTGCGGCTCCGGCACCCAGATCGTTGCCGCTGAACGCGCTGGGCGGCGCTGCTTCGCGATGGAGCTGGATCCGGTGTATTGCGACGTGGCTGTGCGGCGGTGGGAAATGGCATCGGGGAGGATGGCGGAGCGAGTTATGCCCTGAAAATATCGCACACATATTGTCGGTGGCGCTAACAATATGGAAATTCATCTCTCTAGGTTGAATATCTTGCCCAGGACCTTCGCAGCGCGTTGACATCCTTGTTCAACCGCTCTCAAGTGTCGAAAATGGGAGGACGCCTTTTGTTAAGATTAGGGATTTTCACGGGCGTAGCCGCCGCAGTGTTCCTTAGCGTTGCACCTGTTGCTGCGCAGGGACTGAGCGGGAACATCCTCATTGGCGAATGCGACAAAAACCCAAACGCCGGGACTTGTATCAGTTACATCGTCGGATCCATTGATGGAATGCTTTGGGCTTCAGACGTTGCTGCGCTTAGGTCTGGTGTGACGGGGCAGGCGATGCGCGACCTATCCCAATCGTCCTTGGGGGCTTGCATGCCTCCAGCTTCCACGGGCGGACAGCTTTACGCAGTTGCCCTGAACTACATGCGCAACCACCCGGAGTATTGGCACGAACCCGCTGTGGTGCTTATTCACCGTGCCCTTATAGATGCATTTCCATGCGGATGAACCGATAGTCCCGAGAAATTACGAGCACCGAAAATCCGTCTCGGATTTCACTATTCGGACATACTGCCTACTATGCCCTCTGAATTGTCGATTCGATATACTCGCCCCCTTTCCCCTTCCTTCGCGGATTTCACGACAAGCCCCAGCTTTTTGCCCAATGCGCCAGACATCGCGCCTCTTGCCGAATGAGCCTGCCACTCAGCCGCCGCAACGATCTCGGCCATGGTAGCTCCTTCCGGACGCTGCAGCATGGCGATGACCATTGCCTGCTTGGTTCCGGCGCGCTGAGTCGGTGGCTTGGCAACGGGCGTCTTTGCAACATGCTGGCGCATAGCCACAACTGTCTTGACCACCACAGGCTCGATCCTGATCGCCAACAGCCCCGCATCGGTGACCACCAGCGTGGTGCCGTGACCGTCGCCGGTCTCGCGCCAGAGCGGCTCGCCCTTGCGCAGGTTGGCGTCGACCTCCTGCAGCCAGCCGCGTTCGATCATCTTCGTGACGGCCATTTTCGCCGCTGCACCGGCCAGCCCCTTGGGCAGCGGCAGGGCGATGTTGTCGGGGCGCTGGGCCCCGGCGCTCAGGATGATGGTCTGGGTTTCGGTCAGGTTGGTCATGGCGGTTTCCTTTATTGATCGTGGGTGGCAAGGAAGGAGGCGAAGCGCGACATCAGGTCGTTGTGGCCGTCGGCATCCGTGCCGATGATCACGTCGCCATCGTCGTCGCGGTCCAGATCGGCGATCTCGCGCAGCAGGGCGATGGCGCGTTGCAGGCGGCGAGGCGTTCCGCCTCCCACGCGGCGGCGATGGCATCCTGTTCGATCTGGTGGCGCGGGGCGGGATCAAGCGGCATGTTCGCCCTCCTTGAAGGCGCTGTCGGTGATCTGGCGCAGCAGGCTGGCATAGTGGTTGAGGGTGCCCACATCGCCCCAGTTGATCTCGTCGGGGTGGGTCTCGAAATGGTCGTCGCTCAGGGCCTTCAGGCGCTCCAGAATCGCGTCGATCTGGAACTTGGTGGTCATGAAGGCGTCGAGTGCCTTGGTATTGTCGGTCGTGCGGCGGGTGGTCATGGCGTGGTCTCCGGGATGAGTTGCATCGTTCTGGTGTAATCAGAATCGCTCCAACCCGAAGTGTAATCAACTGAATAACAAGCATTTTCATTGCTTTAGGCGTGGCGGGCAACAGCATGGAAGGTATGTCCGAGCGGGAATATTCCGCCCACTCCGGCCTCTCGCGCGGGGCCATCCAGAAGGCGCGCAAAGCCAGTCGGCTGGTGGTTTACAACGACGGGTCGATCAACGCGGCCGCTTCTGATGTGCGCAGGGCCGACATGACTGACCCCGACCAACAGCGGCGCAGCATGGGCGGTGATACCGGGTTCAGCGGCCCCGCCGACAGCTCGTCCTACCTGAAGGCCCGCACCGCGCTGACCGTCTACCAGGCGCAGGACAAGCAGCTGGGCATCCAGAAGAAGAAGGGCACGCTGGTCGACCGGGCCCGGGCGGAAGCGCTGGTGTTCCGGTTGGCCCGACAGGAACGCGATACTTGGGTCACCTGGCCCAACAGAGTTGCGGCGCTGATGGCGGCCGAAGTGGCCTTGGGAGTGGAGAAACAGACCGGCACACCGGTGATCATCGAGGCCGCGATCCTGCAGAGGGTGTTGGAAGCCCATGTCAGACAGCACCTCGACGCCCTCGCCGATCTCAGGGTCTCGCTTGGATGAAGGAGCAGATGATCATGACCTGACAGCCTATCTCGACCTCGAGTTTGACGGGGCCGAGGACATCCTGCGCAGCTGGCGCAAGGGCATACGCCCCGATCCGGACCTGACGGTGTCGGAATGGGCGGATCAGCATCGCTGGCTGTCCTCGCGTGGTGCGGCGGAACCCGGGCGGTATCGCACGGCCCGCGCGCCCTATCTGCGCGAGATCATGGATGTGCTGTCGCCAAGATATCCTGCGCAGCGCATCACCTTCATGAAGGCGGCACAGGTCGGGGCGACCGAGGCGGGCAACAACTGGATCGGCTTCGTCATTCATCATGCGCCGGGGCCGATGCTGGCGGTGCTGCCGAGCCTGGAATTGGCCAAGCGCACGTCGCGCGGTCGTCTTGATCCGCTGATCGCGGATAGCCCGGCGCTGCGCGAGAGGGTGAACCCGGCCCGGTCTCGGGATGCCGGGAATTCGATGCTCTCAAAAGAGTTTCCTGGTGGCATTCTGGTGCTGACCGGAGCGAACTCGGCCACCGGTCTACGTTCGATGCCCGCGCGGTACATCTTTCTCGACGAGGTCGACGCCTATCCGGCCTCCGCCGACGAGGAAGGTGATCCGGTCACGCTGGCCGAAGCACGGACCACCACCTTCTCGCACCGGCGCAAGGTGTTCATGGTCTCGACCCCGACGATCCGGGGGCTGAGCCGGATCGAGCGCGAGTTCGAGGCCAGCGATCAGCGCCGGTACTTCGTGCCCTGCCCACATTGCGGCCATATGCAATGGCTGCAATTTGAACGCCTTCGCTGGGATAAAGGTCGGCCCGACACCGCCGCCTATCACTGCGAGGGCTGCGAACGCCCCATCGCCGAGCATCACAAGACGCAGATGCTGGAACGGGGCGAATGGCGGGCAACGGAAGTGTCCGCCGATCCGCATTCCATCGGCTTCCATATCTCGGCGCTCTATTCGCCGCTGGGCTGGAAAAGCTGGCAGCAGATCGCGCGAGAATGGCTTGCGGCCCAAGGCTCGGAAGAGATGCTGCGCGTCGCGCGCAACACCTTGCTGGGCGAAACTTGGGTCGATAGCGGCGACGCCCCCGAATGGCAACGGCTGGCGGAACGCCGCGAAAGTTACGCTGGTGTGCAAATCCCCGTCGGCGGGTTGTTCCTGACCGCTGGCGTCGATGTGCAGAAAGACCGGATCGAGGTCGATGTCTGGGCCTGGGGCCGGGGCTTGGAGTCCTGGCTGGTCGATCACATCGTGATTGCTGGCGGCCCGGACGATCCGGCCTGCTGGGACAAACTGACAGCTTTGCTTGGCCGAACATGGACCTGCGCAAATGGCGCTGTGATGCTGATCGGCAAACTCGCCATCGATACCGGCTATGAAGCCCCGGCGGTTTACGCGTGGGCGCGCAAGCAGGGGTTCGACCAGGTGGCCCCGATCAAGGGTCTGGAAGGGTTCAACCGCGCCACGCCGGTGTCGGGCCCGACCTTCGTCGACGCCACCATCGGCGGCAAACGTCTGCGCCGGGGCGCGCGGCTCTGGTCGGTGGCCACGGCGACCTTCAAGACCGAAACCTACCGCTTCCTGCGGTTGGAGCGCCCTTCGGATGAAGACCGGGCGGTGGGCGTTCTCGATGCGCCCGGCACCGTGCATTTGCCCGACTGGATCGACACCGAATGGCTGAAGCAGCTGGTAGCCGAGCAGCTGGTCACGGTGCGCAACAAGCGCGGCTATGCCCACCCCGAATGGCAGAAGATGCGGGAACGCAACGAGGCGCTCGACGCCCGGGTTTATGCCCGGGCGGCGGCCTGGATCATGGGCGCGGATCGCTGGGATGAGGCGACCTGGCGGCGGCTGGAAGCGCAGGCCGGGGTGGAGACCCGACTAGCTGCACAGGTTGCGGCCCCTGCAGAACCGGCCAAGTCCGCCGCGCCCACGGCCGGAACCCCGACCACGCCACGGCGAAAACGCCGGGCCTACACACCGAACTTCATGAGGGACTGAGATGGATCTGGAACGGATGCGCGCGCTCTTGGCGGCGCTGCAGGAGGCCCGTTACGCGGGTGTCCGCTCGGTCAGCTATGACGGCAAGAGCATCACCTATGGCTCTGACGCGGAACTGGCGAACGCCATTTCCGATCTCGAAACCCGGATTGCCACGGCCACGACCGGCACTCCGCGTCGTCGGCGCTGGGGCACCGCGGCCTCGAAAGGTCTGTGATCCATGGCGTTCGAGGCTTTTCGCCAGCGGCTGGGGTCGATCATCGGCGGGTTCGATGCGGCTCAAGCCCATCGCCGCCTGCGCGGGTTCCGCGCCAGCCGCGCGCATGTGAACACGCTGATCGCGGCCTCGGGCGACACGATCACCGCCCGGGCACGCTGGCTGGTCCGTAACAATGGCTATGCGGCCAATGCAGTGGAAAGCTTCGCAAGCAATGTCGTCGGCGATGGCATCAAGCCCTCCAGCTTGATCTCGGACGCAGCCACCAAGGAAACCTTGCAGGCGCTGTGGTTGGCCTGGACCGACGATGCTGACGCTGAAGGCCTGACGGATTTCTACGGGCTGCAGCGCCGGGCCGCGCGCGAGGTGTTCCTGTCGGGCGAGGTGTTCTTCCGCATCCGGCCCCGGCGCGCCGAAGACGGTCTGACCGTGCCGCTGCAACTGCAGATGTTGCCTGCAGAAATGCTGCCCCTGGACATGAACCGGACCCTGCCCGGCGCGGGGCTGATCCGGCAGGGGATCGAGTTCGATCCCATCGGCCGCCGTGTCGCCTATCACTTCCTCCGCCGGCACCCCGGTGATTTGACCGATCCCGGCCTCGCGGGTGAAACCGTCCGCGTCCCGGCCGCCGACGTGATCCATGTGCTGGACCCGGTCGAGGCCGGCCAGCTGCGCGGCGTGTCGCGGTTCGCGGCCGCCATCGTCAAGCTGTTCACGCTGGACCTCTATGATGACGCCGAGTTGGAGCGGAAGAAGATCGCCGCGATGTTCGCGATGTTCATCACCTCGCCCGCCCCGGAAACCCCGCTGGAACCGACCGAGGAGGATCTTGAGGTCGAACCCGGCCAGGTGGTGCGGTTGGATCCGGGTGAGGATGTGTCCACCCCGGCCACCCCGGACTCTGGCGGCACTTACGAGCCGTTCCAGTACCGCACGCTGCTGCAAATCGCAGCGGCGCTGGGCGTGCCCTATGGCTACCTGACTGGCGACACGGCGAAGGGCAACTTCTCCAACACACGAATTTCTCTGATCGAGTTCCGCCGCCGCATCTCGGCCTGGCAGCATGGCGTGCTGGTCTTTCAGCTTTGCCGTGCGGTCTGGGTACGCTGGATGGACGTGGCCGTGCTGTCGGGCGCGCTGGACCTGCCGGGCTATGACAGCCAACGGCGCCAATATCAGGCCTGCGCCTGGCTGCCCACGAAATGGGACTGGATCGACCCGATGAAGGACGCCTCGGCCGAGATCCTGCAGATCGAAGCCGGGCTGAAGTCCCGCACCCAAGCCTTGGCGGAGCGGGGATACGACGCCGAGCAGGTCGACCGGGAAATCGCTGCCGAGCGCAAGCGCGAACGCGATCTGGGCCTCGATTTCCGTCGCCCGGGGTCGCCTGCGCAGGGGCCGGGCGAAAGCGGCAAGACGGATGAGGACCCCAACGCAGAAAAGGACGACGAGGCCGACGACACCGGCGACGAGAAACCTGACCCCAAGGAGGGCGCATGATGCACCACGCCCAGATTGCCCAGCGCGCCTTCAACACGCCGTTGATGGTGGACCCGGCCAAGGCGGTGGCCTTCCTGTCCGGGCTGGGTCCGCGCATCACCGGGCAGGAAATCACCTTCCAAGTACTGGAAGTGGAGGCCTCTGACCAGGCTGCCGCCAGCCTGCCCGCCCGGACATCGCTATTCGGAAACGACCTCGCCCAGCACCACCAGCGAGACGGCCGCCAGCCCTATATCTTGGTGGATGGCATCGCCGTGATCGGGATCGCCGGGACGCTGGTGCATCGCGGGGCTTGGATCGGGCAGTCGTCGGGCCTTACCTCCTATGAGGGTATCGCCGCACAGCTGCAGGCGGCCCTCGCGGATCCCGGTGTGCGTGGCATCGCCTTGGACATCGACAGCTTTGGCGGCGAGGTCGCCGGGGCCTTTGATCTGGCCGACCGCATCCGCGCCGCCCGGGCGCAGAAACCGGTCCACGCATTCGTCGCGGAACATGCGCTCTCTGCTGGCTATGTCCTGGCGTCCCAGGCTGATCGTATAATTCTGCCTCGCACCGGCGCCGTGGGCAGCATTGGCGTCGTGGCTCTGCACACCGATATGAGCGGCGCGCTGGATCAGAAGGGCATCGCCGTCACGCTGATCCATGCCGGGGCGCACAAGATCGACGCGAACCCGTATCAGCCCTTGCCCGAAGCGGTTCACGACCAGATGCAGCGCGAGCTGGAGGTGGTGCGTTTCCTCTTTGCGGAAACCGTCGCTGCCGGTCGCGGGGATCGGCTGACCCAGGCATCCGCGCTGGCGACCGAAGCTGCCGTGTTCCGCGGGGCCGACGCCATTGCCGCCGGTCTTGCCGACGAACTCGCCGATCCCGTCACCGCTTTCTACGCCTTCGTCGCCGCGCC